GACGAGCTTATAGAAAAAGCCATTGCTTTCAAGCGTGCGTATCGTCAGCAATACCAATATTACTTTGCAGATAAACAAATGTCTGCCAGGGGTTCGTATGAGTATCGATGCACTACGATGGGCTAAAAAGGTGAAAACCGGCAGTTCATCCAGTAAGTCAGTATTGACCTGGCTTGCTGATATGTGCGGTGCCGATTTGTGTGCATACCCGTCTGTATCTGCACTGGCAGAAGTAACGGAGCTGAACAAAAAGACTGTGCAGGACAGCTTACGACACCTGATGGAGATTGGGTTAATTGTTGATACCGGTGAGAGAAAAGGCCGAACAAAGCAAATCGTAGTGTACCGACTTATCGGTGTAGAAGAAAGCGTTGCCGAGCCTGAATACACCCAAAAACGGGAGTCTTTAAAGGTGGGTAAAATTGGTACTGTTAATAAAAACAGTACCGAAAATGGTTATGTTTCAGCACAAAACAGCCCCAAAAACGGAACTCTTAGCTGCATGGAAAATAACCAAAGACACCCAAATTTTCCATCAAAGACACCCAAAAACGGATCACGGAACCCAAAGGAACCCAAAGATCTAAACCCCACACATAATGCACGCGAGAGTGCTCCGACCAGTGAGCAGGAAGTTTTGTCGTTACAGGCAGTGCCACCCGTATTCCTGGATGGCCTGAGCGAACCCATCGGAAAATTTCCGATGACCGATAGCTGGCATCCGTCACGGGATTTTCGACGACGGGCTGCGGTGTGGGGGATGGCTTTGCCGGAGCCGGAATTTACACCTGCTGAACTTGCCGCCTTCCGGGACTACTGGGCAGCGGAGGGGAAAGTATTTACGCAGGTTCAGTGGGAGCAGAAATTCGCCCGTCACGTAAATCACGTCAGGGCGCAGGTTAAACCAGTCAGCAAGGGGGTGAGCCATGCAGCCGCACCAGGTGGCACCGCATCACGGGCAGTTCAGGAAATTCGGGCAGCACGTGAGCAGTGGGAACGTGAAAATGGATTTATCAGCGACGGAAACGGCGTGGAAGCTGTGGGAACTCATGGGGGAGGTTTATTCGAACCGCTGGACCCAGAAGAACGGGGCCGCACCTTCGAAGCTCTGGATTGCACAGATTGGCGCGATGACTGAGCAGCAAATCCGGCTGGTCTGCCGCCAGTGCATGGACCGTTGCAGGGCAGGTGAAACATGGCCTCCGGACTTGGCTGAGTTTGTGGCGCTGATTTCGGAGAGCGGGGCAAATCCATTTGGTCTGACGGTGGATAACGTGATGGAGGAGTACCGACGCTGGCGCAACGAGTCCTGGCGATACGACGGAAGCGATAAATACCCGTGGTCTCAGCCTGTGCTGTATCACATTTGTCTCGAGATGCGTTCAAAGGGGATTGAGCGCCAGATGACCGAAGGGGAGTTAAAACGGCTTGCAGAACGGCAACTGGCGAAATGGGCAAAGCATGTTGGTAACGGACTGAGTGTTCCACCCGTCCGTAGGCAACTGGCAGCACCCATACGTCCTGCGGGACCAACGCCAATTGAGTTGCTGAAACAGGAATATGAACGCAGGAAAGCGGCAGGTTTTGTTTGAGTTGATAAGTAATTTTACCGGGAGGGTTTATGGCGAAACCTTTTACACCCGAACAGCGGGAAGAGCTGAAGGCACGAATTATCGGATTGGTACGCAAAAATGGACGCATGACGATGTCGCAACTGGAGAGAGCGACGGGAGCAGGCTGGCATTCGGTCCGACGCTGCCTTGTGGATGTACTGGCTTGTGGTGATTTATACATGTCCGGGGAATACGGTGTTTTTGCATCAGAGCAGGCGTATCGTGAATGGCGTAAGACACCGGAGAAAACAACTGACCAGACGCTGATTCGGAAGTTACCAGACGGAGAGATACGCCGCTACGACAGGAGCCAGAACATAATCTGTCGCGAGTGCCGGAAGAGTGAGGTTATGCAGCGAGTGCTGGCGTTTTATCGGGGAAACTTTCAGGAGGTGATGGGGTGAGGGTGAGAGTCTATATCGCCGGTCCAATGACCGGGTATAAAAATTTCAACCGTGAGGCGTTCCACAATGCGGAAGAGGAACTGAAACGGGAAGGGCATACAGTCTTAAGCCCGGCAGTACTTCCGGACGGGCTGACACAGCCACACTACATGGATATTTGCATGGCAATGATTCGTTGTGTGGATGCGATTTACATGCTGAAAGGCTGGCAGCGGTCAGCAGGTGCTAAGGCAGAACTGGCACTGGCGGAGAAACTGGGGCATGCAGTTATTTTCCAGGAGGCAAACAGTGAGTAACCAATGGCGACCAGATATTTGTCCTATAACCGGACGTGCATTTTTCATGTGGATTGAGCATCCGAAATTGGGCAATGTGCCGACGTATGGCGGCCCATTAGACAGTTACACCATTCCAACAAAGGACAGCGATGGTGAGTTTTCGTGTGAGCGTTACGATCATGATTTCGGTGGCTGGGTAGAAAGCGAATGTCTTGGGTTATATCTGATTGATGATAAAGAACAATGCAGAGTCTACGAACTCGAGGAACGCATTAAAGAGCTGGAAGCGCGGGAAGTTCATTTGCCGACTCGCTACGGCCTTCGATATGGACATCCGATAAATGATGATGAGCGCCACGTCATGATACCTAAAGAAAATGGCTGCTGGCTTTATCTGGCTGACTTAGAACATGAACTACGTGTTGCTGGCATTCATATCAAAGGAGAGGAGTATGGAAATAAAACCAGAAGATGAGTTAAGTAATATTGTTTTATTTCCGGCAAAAGAGGATGACCCACGTAATCAGGTTAATTTTCTTTATGAGCCATCGGAAAGACCATATTGCCATCACGCCTCTGTCCGGGTTGACGAAAAAGAGCGTCAGGTCCGCTGTAAAATCTGCGGTGCAGTTGTGGAGCCGTTTGACTGGATGCTCTCAGTGGCGAAAAGAGAAACCAGACTGGCAGATGATGTAAGGCTATTGCGCCAGGAGGAACAGGAAAGACGGAAAAATATAGAAAAGTTAATTCAGATTGAGCGTAACGCGAAAGCGCGGATACGCAGGGCGACAAAATCCAGAACTGAATAAATAAATTTAGCACTGTAAATAAAATCAAATCCTTAACTGGAGGTATATCTATGTTAAATACACAGAAAACCATTAATGCGGAAAAATATAACGAGTGGGTGAGGAAATTTTCTGAGCAGATTTTTAAAATTACTGGCGACGAGAATGCGGCAAAAAATGAATTAGAGCCGTGGACACCTGAAGGAGCCGACCCAAATTATTGCTGGTGGGATGTTGATCCAGTTGATGCTGCAAATGAAGCTATGAGTTATCACAACGATTAATGTCAGGGGGCCGCCCGAAAGGGCGGTAAGAAATGACTACATTATTCAGAAAAAAATATCCGCGAAAAAGTAGAGCGACAGAATTTCTGTTTCTCATTCTGTTTATCGTATTGATGATACCGATATCCCCTTTAATTCTGGTATGGGGAATCGGAAAAGTAATTGAGCCCGTTATTGAATTGTATAACGACGTTGTATGGGCCCCGTTCAACGCACTGCACAATAAAATTAATCCATATAAGGAAAACTGAAATGACCATTACCACAAAAGAGCAGCAGAGATACAGTAAACAAGATTTAGGAGACGCTCTGGATTTTTATCTTTTTGAAGGTGATTTTGGTGCGCCATTCGATATTGAGTTATCGAATAAAATCGTTACCTCTCGCGGTGAATATACATGCCACATATGCGCCGGAAAAATCTCAAAGGGTGAAATACACCGCAGCACAACATGGAAATTTGATGGCGAGCTTATGTCCTATAGATGCTGCAATGAGTGCTGTGTAGCGATGGTTAAAAGCGTCAATTATGAATATGAAGACAAAGACCCGGTAGAAGCACGTTATGCGCTTGGGGGAGAGCGCAGGAGAGCAAAACCGCTGGAAAAATCACTGTTATATGCGCACTAAAGGAGACTGATATGGCTATTGCCGCAAGTTACACCATGCATCTCTATTGTGACTGCCGCCAGTGTACGGAAGGTGTATATCCAGTGCCAGACTTCGGTGAGTATATCGGTACGTCATGGTCTGGTTGTGCAAAAGAAGCCCGTAAAGACGGGTGGCGAATAAGTAAAGACAAAACACGTGCTTTTGCGCCCGGGCATAAAGTTTTGAGGATTAACAAATGACCACTACTACCAGAGAAAACGCGGAAATTAAATCATTCATCACTGGTTTCCTGAGCGACCCGGCGCACGATAACCAATCTTCAAGCAGCCTGCTTGCCAATGTGTTTCGTATCGCGCTGGCATCGCTGGAAGCAGAACCAGTTGCATGGACTGATGACGAGGAACTGCGAGATGTTGAGCAAATTGGTTTAGGTTATTTATTACCTTGTCCTCCAGATAAATACGCAGACCCGCGTCGTGTAATTCCGCTGTATCGTGTGCCGCCAGCTCCCACAGTGCAGGCACAGGGAATTGAGATCGCAATAAACGAACTGGTGTCTCTGTCCCCACAGCTGGATAAACGAGCGGTGGAAACTCTTTCTATGGCTGTGGCACATCTACGTAAACTGGTTAAGAAGCAGTTGCAGGTTAAGGAATGACACATGAACGCTATCACCAAAGAACGTATTGAATTGTTCATTAAAAATCCGCTTGAAAACGGGCTTACTCGTAGCGAACAAATGGAAGTGGCACGGATTGCTCTGGCATCACTGGAAGCAGAGCCAGTGGCGTGGAAGGCAACCTTCACGCAAATTGACAATGAATATAATACGTTCACTGCTCTGTATTCTGACAAAGTAGAAGCCGAACGGTGGGTGCGACTGCATGAAATAGGTGACTTTCGGGCAGAAATAACACCACTTTACGCAGCGCCGCCAGCACAAGTGTTACCGAACGATGGGGTTGAGCTACTGGAAGAATTCGTCTGGACTGGTGAGGAATGGAGCGTGCCATTAACTGGCTCTGAACCAGAGGATGATGTCCCTGAATCGTTCTCTGCGAGTATCAGTGTTAGTTGTGCTGATGATGTTGAGGTGTGGGTATCAGTGCCGCCGTATATGATAATTCCCTACATTGAAGGTGATCAGGATGAGGATTTATTTGATACGTGTGCTGGAGCATTACGTATATCGTTTCTGGATTTGCTAAAGGCGTATACAAGTTCGTGCATCAGAGAGGATGCGGGGGATGGTGTTTTATACATGGCTAATTTTTTCGAGAGAATGTCGAAAAGTCTTCGTAAATTTTATGGCACCCTTCCACAGGAGGAAATAGCTGCTGCGAAGGTGGATGTTGATCTGGTCATCCCGTGGGAGCGGGGAGGTCATGAGGAGGGGGATAAGTGAGCTGGCCTGAAGCATTCACAACGGTAGGAATTGCGATGGCGGTGGCGCTGGTGGTGTATTCGATTTGCCGATGGGGATAAAAACGGTTTGCGGGAAAAGGAGAGTTAAGTAGAATTGCTGCGGGTGCTTGAGGCTATCTGCCTCAGGCATGAACACCAAAAGGCAGATAGAGAAAAGCCCCAGTTAACATTACGCGTCCTGCAAGACGCTTAACATTAATCTGAGGCCAATCCATGCTGAACACATGTAGGTTAGCCTCTTACGTGCCGAAAGGCAAGGAGAAGCAGGCTATGAAGCAGCAAAAGGCGATGTTAATCGCCCTGATTGTCATCTGTTTAACCGTCATAGTGACGGCACTGGTAACGAGGAAAGACCTCTGTGAGGTACGAATCCGAACCGGCCAGACGGAGGTCGCTGTCTTCACAGCTTACGAACCTGAGGAGTAAGAGACCAGGCGAGGGAGAAATCCCTCGCCACCTCTGATGAGTCAGGCATCCTCAACGCACCCGCACTTAACCCGCTTCGGCGGGTTTTGTTTTTTCCTGGCATTCTGGTTTACAATTCGCACGTCAGCCTGAACACCTGACACCTGCTGCGCCAGCAGAGAAAACAGATGGCGCACAAAACCAAATTTCACAATTCTGATACCGACCTTGCCATCCGGCATGGGCGGCGTTCACACGCATTCAAATATGACTGGTATCAGCACGATCCCTGCACTGAAGAACAGGCCGAATGGCTGATTCAGAACTACCGCAGACGTGGGTATGAGTTTAGGAAAGCCCTCAGCCTCGATTATCGTCACTGGATAATCTACGTCAGACTCCCTTATTCCGAACGCCCACCGCGTCCGTCCCGCACATTCCAGCAACGCATCTGGAGGTAACGTGCGGGTATTGCTTCGACCTGTTCCGGTACCGGAACTTGGGGTGGTTATCGTTAAGCCAGGTCGTGAATCCATGCAGGTATTCCATAACGGCAGAGTGCTGGTTGAACCGGAGCCAAAAAGCATGCGCGGTCTGCCGTCCGGAGTCGTTCCTGCCGTTCGCCAGCCGCTGGCGGAAGATAAATCATTACTGCCATTTTTCAGCAACGAACGGGTGATTCGTGCTGCTGGCGGCGCTGGTGCACTGTCTGACTGGCTGTTGCGTCATGTCAAATCCTGCCAGTGGCCTCATGGCGACTACCATCACAGTGAAACCGTCATACATCGTTACGGTACCGGCGCGATGGTGTTGTGCTGGCACTGCGACAACCAGCTGCGTGACCAGACATCCGAATCACTCGAGCAACTTGCTCATCAAAACCTGTCAGCATGGATGATTGACGTCATCGGTCACGCAATAAGCGGTACGCAGGAGCGTGAATTATCTCTGGCTGAATTATCCTGGTGGGCGGTCCGCAATCAGCTGGCGGACGCGCTACCGGAGGCAGTATTACGTCGTTCTCTGGGGTTACGTGCGGAAAAAATCCGCTCGGTGTACCGCGAAAGCGACATCATACCGGGAGAGCAGACCGCCACCAGCATACTGAAGCAGCGCACAAAAAATCTTGCGCCGTTGCCTCACATCCACCAGCAACAGAACGCACCACAGGAAAAGACGGTGGTCAGCATTGCCGTAGATCCGGAGTCTCCGGAATCTTTCATGAAGCGACCTAAACGTCGCCGTTGGATAAATGAGAAATACACGCGCTGGGTGAAGACACAGCCGTGTGCGTGTTGTGGTAAGCCAGCCGACGATCCCCATCACCTGATTGGTCATGGTCAGGGCGGAATGGGGACAAAATCCCACGATATTTTCACGCTACCGCTGTGCCGGGAGCATCACAACGAACTTCATGCGGATCCGCTGGCGTTCGAAGAAAAGCATGGTTCTCAGGTTGATTTAATTTTTCGTTTTCTTGATCACGCCTTTGCAACCGGTGTGCTCGGGTAAAAGAGGTTACTGATGCGTATAGAGTTTGTTTTGCCTTACCCGCCGACGGTGAACACCTACTGGCGTCGTCGTGGCAGCACATATTTTGTATCAAAAGCCGGTGAGCGTTATCGCCGGGATGTGGCACTTATTGTTCGCCAGCAGCGACTGAAATTAAACCTGTCCGGAAGGCTGGCGATAAAGATCATTGCAGAGCCGCCGGATAAGCGCCGTCGTGACCTGGACAATATTCTGAAAGCACCACTGGATGCACTGACACATGCGCGGTTGCTTATCGACGACGAGCAGTTTGATGAAATCAATATTGTGCGCGGTCAGGTCGTTCCTGGTGGTCGGTTGGGCGTGAAGATTTACAAAATTGAAAGTGAGTGAGCGTAAATATGATATACCCGGAAATTACAGGCAAAAGCGGTGAGCATTTACGCCTGAAAACGCTGGAAAGTGTCTGGCTCCAGGGGAAACTGCGTATGTGGGGGCGTTGGTCGTATATTGGCGGCGGTAAGACGGGAAATATGTTCAACCAATTACTGACCTCTAAAAAGCTGACAAAAACGGCAATTAACGAGGCGCTCCGGAGGATGAAAAAAGCGGGTCTGGACAAACCTGAACTTGAGGCTTTTTTGCGAGAGATGATCAATGGTAAGCAAAAGAGCTGGCTGGCGCATTGTACCGATTCAGAGGCGTTAATAATCGACAGGGTTATTGGTGAAGCCCTGGCCGGTTATCCCGGGCTGCTCAATGTCCTGAGTCAGCGTTATGTGGGGCGGGGGATGACTAAGCGCAAAATGGCTGAACTGCTGAATGATGCACACCCGGAATGGAGTTTAAGAACCTGTGAAAGACGCATTGAGCATTGGCTAAAGGTGGCAGAATTTATTTTGTACAAACCAATGGTTATGGCTTTTGGTATAGAGAAAAAAGTTATTGCTTTTTGACGTAAAAACTGCTTCAATGCCGGTACGCTTCGCAAAGCTGTACCGCGAGGCGAATAGCAGACATGGACATTTGAAAGAGCCCGCTTTTTGCGGGTTTTTTTTATGCCTGAAAAACGGTACAGGACGTTAAACGCGCTGATGGTTGCGAATACCGGTCTTTCAGCTTGCTGGCTTTTTCGACAAGAGCTATTGGTATGTCACGTTAACCAGAAAAGGGAAAAAGACATGCTAAAACAGCAGGATATGACCGAAACTGCCAGAGTGGTGTTTAATGAATTAAGCGTCACCGAACCGGCGACCGTCGGGGAAATTGCGCAGAATACGTACCTTTCACGCGAACGCTGCCAGTTAATACTGACTCAGCTTGTTATGGCGGGTCTGGCAGATTATCAGTTCGGTTGTTACAGACGCCTTCCGCAGTGAAGGCTTTTTTATTTGTGGTAATGGGCGGCTGGTGGGTGTTAGCGGCACCTGCCAGCCATCTGCTTTGCGCAAAAGCGGTATGAGCCTATCAGAGAAGTGCTTATTGATCTATGGCTAATACTGTAAAAATATCCAGTTGTGAGTTAATCAACGCTGATTGCCTGGAATTTATCCAGACCTTGCCGGAAAACTCTGTCGATCTGATAGTCACAGACCCGCCATACTTTAAAGTGAAGCCCGAGGGCTGGGATAACCAGTGGAAGGGCGACGATGATTACCTGAAATGGCTGGATCAGTGTCTGGCGCAATTCTGGCGGGTACTGAAACCTGCCGGAAGTCTCTACCTGTTCTGTGGTCATCGCCTGGCATCTGACACCGAAATCATGATGCGTGAACGCTTTAATGTGCTGAACCACATTATCTGGGCGAAGCCGTCCGGACGCTGGAACGGATGCAACAAGGAAAGCCTGCGGGCGTATTTCCCGGCAACAGAACGCATTCTGTTTGCAGAACATTATCAGGGGCCATACCAGCCCAAAAATGACGGCTATGCGGCAAAGGGGCGCGAGCTAAAACAGCACGTCATGGCCCCGCTGATTTCTTACTTTCGTGATGCGCGGGAATCACTGGGGATAACGTCAAAACAGATAGCGGAAGCCACCGGAAAGAAAAATATGGCTTCGCACTGGTTTGGTGCCAGTCAGTGGCAGTTACCGAACGAAGCTGATTACAGAAAACTGCAGGCATTGTTTGCGCGTGTTGCAGCAGAAAAGCATCAGCGCGGGGAACTGGAAAAGCCACACCTCCAGCTGGTCAGCGCATACAGTGAACTGAACCGTCAATACGCCAGCCTGCTGGAAGAGTACAAATCTTTGCGGCGTTATTTTTCCGTATCAGCTGCCGTTCCGTATACGGATGTCTGGACGCACAGGCCTGTGCAGTATTATCCGGGCAAACATCCCTGCGAAAAACCGGCGGATATGTTGCGGCAGATAATAGAGGCCAGCAGTCACCCCGGTGATTTGGTTGCGGATTTCTTTATGGGATCCGGGTCAACAATAAAAGCGGCGATGGCGCTGGGGCGTCGGGTAATCGGCGTTGAGCTTGAAACTGAACGGTTTGAACAGACAGTCGGTGAAATTTCGGCAATGTGCAATTAAACCCGCCTCCATGCGGGTTGTGGTTTTATGGGGTTTCCAACATCG